ATACAAGCAAAATTTCTACAAACCTGTTAATGCACAAAAGTACATTGGCAATGGCATGCCTTTTTATAGATCAGGCATGGAGTTGCGATTCATGAGGTGGTGTGATAAAAATCCCAATGTACTCAAATGGAGTAGTGAGTCTGTTGTTGTTCCATACATGAGCCCCATTGATCGTAAAATGCATAGGTATTTCATTGACAATGTTGTTGTAATTAAAGAAGGTGATGCAATAAAAAAATATTTGGTTGAAATAAAGCCTGAATGTCAAACAAAGCCACCCTCAAAACATGGCAACAAAAAGGAATCAACCATTTTGTATGAGAATGCAACATGGCTCATTAACAATAGCAAGTGGGAAGCTGCAAAAAAGTATGCACAAAGCATTGGTTATGAGTTTCTCATCATCACAGAAAAGCATTTGCCATAAATAACAAGATGAAGTCCCCATTCAATGAAGCATACTCACAACAACTTGTAAGTGAATCAATAAAAAACATCATTAATTCGCCAAAAGCTTTGATTGCTACTGCATTGATGCTTGGCATCGTTGATGTAGGTTACATTGTACCCAAATTGAATGAAATTAAACAAAAAGTTGAGCAGATCCTACAGCAAAAAACGCCTGAACAGGTGGAGCAAATTGAGAACAGTGCTGTGCAGCAACAAAATGCTCCAAAGGTGCAAAACATTGCATCTAAAATTAATGCTGCTTGGAAAAATTATAAGCCGAAGCCACCTACAGCAAAAGAAAAACAATCCTATGCTGATGCAGCTGCAAAAAAACAACAGGTTCCTAATGCAGCCAACAAACAATTGAGTCAAGAGTTTTACAACAAAGCAAGACAAATGCTCAAACAAGATGAAGGAAAAAAATCACGACTATACAAAGATACCAAAGGCAAATGGACCATTGGATATGGGCATTTGATTAAATCAAAAAGCGAATTAAAAAAGTATAAAGGCAAAACATTGTCAGACAAAGAAATAAATGACTTGCTTGATGCAGATATCAACAGCAAAGTGCAAATAGCTCAGCGTTTATTTGCTAAGTTTAAAGAATACAGTGATAATTTTAAAATTACTATTCTCAATGGTATTTTTAGAGGTGATTTGTCTGGCTCACCAAAAACAATTGAATTGATTAACAAAGGTCTATACAAACAAGCAGCAAAAGAATATCTTGATAATGAAGACTACATTGCTGCTAGCAAGCCCAATGCACATGACAAGGGTGTTGCCATGAGAATGTATCGCAATGCCCAAAATATTGCTAAGCAAGCAACAAAATAAATCAACTATTTGCATCTGTATTGAATAAATAATAGTATGGCACAAAACAATCAAACCATTGCAAATTTTTACGATCGCGCTCTTGCAAGAGAATTCTCCCGCGATTTTCTTTTTAGAGTAGCAGGTATTTCATTTGCTGCTGGCGCAGATTCTACTTTTAATGATACTGAGTTAATTTACGCAAAGACAGCTACCCTGCCTTCAAGGCAAATTACTAATGTACCTACCAAGTACATGGGCCTGCAGTTTAATTTGCCAGGTGTTGTATTATACCCAGGATCAGATAATTTTAGAATTAAATTTTATTGCGATGCAGCATCTGCGCTTAGAAATAAATTTCTTGCTGAGTCCCGTCGTGTATTTGATGAGAGTGTAAGTACTGGGGATTACAATATTGCTGGCAGAGGAAGCATTATAACTTTGATGCAGCTTGACAAGCAAATGGAGCCAGTTACAAAATTTACTTTATTGGGTGCAAGTATTCGTGAAGTGGGATCCATTAACTACAACATATCAGATGGCACAGGTCAAACCGCTGAATTTGAAGTTGGCATTGCTTATCATTTCTTTGAAGAAGGTCGACCAACATAATAAATAGATAGGTGAGCACACCATCTATTTCACATTATTTAAGTCAATATGACAAATGGGCATACAATCTTGCTCTTAAGTCGCAGTGGCTTTTTTCCATCGACAGCATACCTGGTGTAGATTTACTGCAGCAAATTACTAGTTATGAAAGCAGGTGGATCATTGATCAGGGTGCACAAGAAGCTCTGCGCAGTCAAGACATTCAAAACGGAGATATTGGGTGTTTTTTTATAGACAAAGTCACAGTAATAGGTGATGGTAGCAGTGAGAGGCGCCCTGCAATAGGAGGCGAAGGTGGATTTATTGCTGCACCCACGGTGAGCAGAAGAAAAGATTTTAATAGGTTAGTAACAAGTTTTAAAGAAACAAATTCCGACTTTATAGAAGCAGTAATTAGACCATGGATCATATTAGGTGGATTTTATGGCTCCTTTGCTTATAAACCAGATGGATCAACTAATAATTTCCCCTACTTAAAGACAAATATTACACTCATTTCATTTGCACGCTACAATACTTCTACACCCATACAAAGAAAAATTTATAGGTTTTATAATGCAATGCCCATAGAAGTTGATGCAACTGCTTATACTTATAATGAGGATTCCGGAACACCAGAAACACGCGAGGTAGGCTGGATATTTGATAGATACAGCGTTGAAATAGGTGGAAATGTATAAACATTAATATACATAAGGTGCATTCTGCAACAATGAAATTTTTTAAAAGCAAACTCACGCTGCCAATTGCTAATAAAACTATTCATGTATCTCAAATAAACAATGCTGAATTTATTGAGTTGCAAAAATGTTTGTTTGAAAATGATGATGAACAAATATCTGAGTTTTTTGAATATTTGCTCACTAAACATTGCAGCAATGATGCAGTGTACATGTATAACATTGATAAATTTGCTTGCTTGCTAAAACTACGCAGCATAAGCTGTGGTGATACTATAAATTTTAGCATGAGTAACAATGAGGTGCAAATGTCATTGAGCATGATTAATGTCATTGATAAGCTCAATGCTTGTAAAATGTGTAGTCCCCTGACACACAAGATTTCTTCAAATATGCATGCTGTAATTGACTGCCCCTCAGATATTTTTATAAGCAGCAGTCAAAATATTCATTGTAGTATGATAAAGCAGATTTATTCTACAAATTCAGATGCAATTGACGTTTTTAACTTAACTGCTTCTCAAAGACAAATGCTGTTTGAATCAATTAACAGTGATGTATACAACACTATTAATGAGTTCATAATTAATTCATCACAAAGCGTTTGCATCATACCTAGCAATGAAGCACTGCAAATAAATGAAATAAAAATTTCTCCATTTGATGATTCATTGTTTGAATTTGCTAAATTTATATTCAAAGATGATTTGATCAATACATATAAAATGATGTATGCTTTGAATAGCAAGGCATACATTGACATAATGTTTTTAAATACAATTGCGCCAGTGGAGCAACAAATGTATGCCAGGTTTCTTATAGAAGACACTGAAGAACAAAACAACCAGTTGAAAAAAACAACATCCAATTTAAATAACTAAAAGTAATATGAGCAGCAACAATTTTGACAGCGTTCTTTCACAGCTTAATGAAATTAAACAAAATACCTTTGTAGAATGTTGGGTCCCATCTCTCAAAAAGTTATTAAAGTTTAAACCAATGAGTGTTGCACAACAGCAAGACGTTATAAGGATTATATCTAGTAAAAATAAAGGCAATTCTGCCAAAGCTCTTAATGTCATCAATGTCATAGTTGCAGAAAATAAGCACGACCATGAGTTGAGCGACAAAGAGCTCAACGTTGTTGATAGGGATGCAATTTTACTTCAGTTAAAACTTAACGATGCATCAACATCTAAACAAGAAGCAGGTGCCATCAAGCAGGTAATTGATGATGTAAAGCAAAATGAGAAGCTAATTAAATTCACCAACACCATCAGCAAATATGGCATAGAGGTGCACGCTAGCATTCCGCTGTTGCACAAAGACTCAACAGTGAATAGCAAATTTGCTGATGATTTGAATGCAAAAGATGCTGCTGATGCATTAACTTCTTTTTACAACATGCAGATTATAAAATACATCGACCGCATTGTAGTAGACAAAGATGTAGTAGAGTTTAATGATTCAAATAGCATTGAGCAATACATTAAAATTATAGAGAATTTACCTGCTGATGTTAATAACGCTGTCTTAGTTTATGCAAATGAAATGCAAAATTTATTTTCTGATGCACTCAAGCAGTTTAATATAAATTTGCAAACATTCCCAAACATTTGATGCTTTCATAAATAATTTGGATGTCTCCAGAAGATCTCCAAAAATTTTTAAATACACTCACAACTACGCTGCAACAATTTGTAGCAGACGTAAATGGGATGGCTAAAGGTCTTGACAAAGACAATCCAAGCATTTTAACTGTCAAACAGGGCATTGAAGCTAACAAGGCTGCGCAAGAGGAGGGGCCAAGTTTAACAGATAATCAGAGAAAAAAACAGCAGGAAATTGCAATAATTTTTTCTACTGAATTTGCTAAATTACTAAGAGAAACTAAGCCTCAGGCTGAGCAAACAAACACTTTGCCAGAACAGCTTTTTAAATCCATAACAGACTTAACAACCAGTGGTGTAAAAGCTGCAGCAAACACTGCTAAAAACATTACTGCTGAAGCACTTCAATTTACAAAGAGTGCTGTTGCAACGTTAATGCCTGTTGATAAAGCTTCTTCAGATGAACAAGAAGTTGCATCTGAGTCAAGCAAGGTGATGGATGTTAATATATTATCAATTGACGAGAAATTACTAAAAAGTCTCAAATCTGCCAAAGAGTTTGAATATAAAGTTAAAGAAGAAGGCAGCAGCGGCGGCATCATGGGATTTTTTGCATCTTTAATAGGAGGCGGTGCTTTAATCATGGGCGGTGCACTAACTGCACTTGCTGGTGGCATAGGTGCAATGACAGCAGCTTTATCTGCACTGGGTGTTGCTGCTATACCAGTAGCAAAAGGAATAGGCATAATAGCATTAGCATTGCCTGTGTTAGCATTATCTTTCAGTACATCTGCTGGTATAATTATTGGTGCATTGTGGCTGCTCAAAGAGCCTTTGCTAGAATTAATGCCTGCATTTCAAATGTTTGGAAAGCTCTTCAAAGATTATATTTTAAATCCAATTTTAGATGCTTTGGCTAATATTTTGCCAGCTTTGGCTGTGCCAATGCGAGTTTTTAAAGACATGATTGTGGAGCTTGCTGAAATAATAAGCCCATCTTTCAAAAGCCTACTGAGCATAATAGAAACCGTATTAAAAGGCATATTTGATCTTGCTAACAATATAGTTACTGGCATAGCTGCTATAATTCCACCAATTGCAAATGCAATTGGTACTATAGCAGAAAGCATATCAAATATAGTAGGTGAAATTTTTGATTCAATTGTTGCACTGGGGGATATTTTTAGCAACATGTTTTTAAAATCACTTGATGTTGTAAAAGATGGCCTGGTCATTTTTGGAAATGTTCTCAAAAGTATACCAGATATACTCAACAGAGTATTTGATAGCATCATTAATTTTTCTAAAGAAGTAGATCCAATCAAGATAACTTCAATTAGTGCAGGTTTGGGCGATCTTGTAAAATCATTGGTGGCATTGACTGCAGGCTCATTACTTTCGTCAATAACTTCTTTCTTTACAGATTCACCTTTTGATAAAATTATTGAATTTCAAAATGAGTTAAATGCTGAAAAGAGCAATGCTATACTCATTCTTGCAGCTGGCATGGAAAGACTGTCCAACATTAAATCTGGTGCATTAACTGATTTTAATGTGCAAATTTACAACATGAAGTATAATGTTGATAAATTATCAGAAGCATTTGATAATCTTGTACAAAAAATTCCCGGCGAATCAGCATGGTCATCAATCTCAAGTTTTGCAGATAAGGCATCGAAAGCATTTAGCAATGTCTTTAAAACTAAAGCACAGGCAGAAATAAAGCAAAATATAGAAGTTATAAGCTACACCGACAAATCACAAAATAATACATCACTAGGCTTGAGCCGTCTTGGTGAAATTATGACCAAAATTAGTGATACAAGTATAGCACTTTCAAAAGTTCATATTGACGAAACACGCAGCACCAACAAGATCTTAAGCAATATTTTGCAAAAAATGCAAGACTTCAAGATGACAGCAGCAGTGCCTGCAAAACAACAAGGAGCTATTGATTACAACTCATTTCCGCTGCAATACACTGCAACACAGATGAGACAGCAAATGTTAGCAGCTGGATATGCATAAGATGATTTTGCATCACATGCATAAATATAAGCATGGCACAATCATTATTTGAACTTAGCAACGCAACATTTGGTGATACTAAGCATACCTATGTAAAAGCATCTTTGAATGGTGCTACAAGAACGCGCGAAGTAACTGTGTTTGCAGCTGGGATTGCTTCTTCTATTTCAAGGTTGGGCGGTTCTTTTGGCATTGCTGCTGCCAATAACATCAATGCAGGTGCGAGAATTCAAGCTGAAAACATATCAAGAGATACAACCACTGGAAGCTTCATAAATGTTTGCGATGATTTTGATTGGACCATTTCTCCTCATGGTGGTAGTGATGCTAATGCAAAAAAGAGATTAATTCCTCGCGGCGAAATTAAAGAATATAGAGTAGAAGATACAGCTGTAATTGGATCAATAATATTCGCTAGCGAAGCTACAACTTCTGCTATCGGGCAAGTTGCTGGACAAATCACAGGCATTGTAAAAAAGACAGGATTTGAAAAACCAGCTGCTGCTGGTGAGGGAGATACCAATTTAATTAAAAGTGTGGTAGAAAACGCTGCAAAAACGGGTAGAGAATATGCTGGTATATCTAACCCAGATTTTCCCACCTCAAAATGGATGCTACCATACAAGGATCTTTATTCATTAAAGCCAACAGGGTTTAAATATTTGTTACCATATTTGAGCGATCAAGCTTTGAGTGAACTAAGAAATTCCTGGCCAGATTTAACATATCCACTTTCACCTAACTTAGCGAATGTACAGAGCACGGTAACTAATACTGCTAAAATTGCAGCACCAGGACAGTATATTGAAAAGCCTAAAATGTTTGACCCTGGTAGTTCTAGTATCCCGAGAGTGACATTTAATTTCCCATTGTTCAACACTCAATCATATGAACAAGCTTGCGCAAATTATCAGTTGCTTTGGTTATTAATTTTTCAAAACACACCACAGCGTGTTACCAAATCCTTGCTTGAAATGCCTAAAATGTACTCTGTGAATATACCGGGTGTGTGCTATATGCAATATAGTCATGTAGAATCGCTAGAAATTAAATTCATTGGCAACAGACGGCATGTAGACATCACCATGCCTGGTAATTCCATTGGGTTAGGAACCAGCATACCTGCAATTATGCCAGATGCATATGATGTATCTATAACATTTACATCACTCAATATCTCCAACAGCAACATGTTGCTGGAAATGTGGAAACAGGCAATACCCCAAAACATAGCTCTCTAATATGCAAGTTCCTTTAAATCCGACAAATATTAATGACATACCACCCATCAATGGTGAGTATTATGAAAATATTTTGAATGTGTATCAAACACAAGATGAAAGCAATTATTATTACTACAACATTAGCAAAAAAGTCACCATTGATTTGCAAAACATAGACGAACAGTATGTAAAATATGTCTACATTGATAGCGCAATGCCTCTCACCACCATTAGCTACAAATTGTACAACACAATTCATTTGTGGTGGTTGATTGCTGCTATGAATAACTTAAATCCAATAAATGTACCAACACCTGGCACAGTTTTTATAGTAATACGTCGTGAATATTTGCAAAATATCTTACAAGCCATCAAGCAAGCATGAACATTGAAAAATTTGACAACAGGTTATTTTCCTATAATATTTTTATAGGTGATGCAAAAACTGGCAATAAAAGGCTGCTCAACGCTGATACTATTAACAATCTTACAATATTAGATAATATCTTTGTGCCATTTGTAACAGGATCAATTATCATCAACAACACAAGAGATGTCTTGCAGTCTAGTCTTGACAAAGCAAATGCATTAGATTTCGCTGGCAACAACAGGGATTATTTAATTGTTGATATTATGCCCAATGTATCAGGCAACTTAGAAAATGATGCTAATGACGAAAAGCTGAGAGAAGCTTTCAACATGGCTTACATATTTTCCATCAATGAAGTGCAAGACAGTGATGATTCATCTGTTAATTTAAATACAATGAATTTTAGAGATTTGCGCCACCAACAAGCAATAGAAAATTCAGATTTATTTTCATCTGCACTGGTTGTGCAAAAAAAGAATCCCGGCACTGCATTGCAAGATCTCAACAATTCAGAGCGCTCTGTTTTAACTGGTGAATTGTTGAAAGAAATTATTTTACAGACATATGGTGAAGAAGAAGATAAAATAATAGACAAGGAAAATTTTGACTTGGGTGCAACCAAAATCATGTGGTATAGCAGAGGAAATACAAATGCATTTCAAAGTATGATGTATGTGCACTCTTTGCATCAATCAGAAAAAGACAAAGATCCTTGCTTATTTTATTATGATTATTCCATCAACAAATTTAGAAATATTTCATTTACTAAATTATTTGAGCTGCAAAAAACAAAACCGGAAAAATATGTGCTAGAAACATTTGTGATTGGCAGCGGATCTGGTGCAAGTAGCAAGGCAGATGTGCCCAGCAATGAAGGTGGTGCAAGATTAATCACAATTGGTAACATACTTGAGCACAAATTAACACCATTAAATGGTAATGAATTCACCCGCAGCATAACCAACAATATTTTTATTACCACAGCACCTGGTGATAGAAACTTTTATTTTAACTGCAAGGATGGCAGTGTAAAACAAATTTTAAAAGATTTTAATAGCCTCTATGTTGAGCCCTTCAAAGAAAAAATTCCCAACGCCAAGCCATCCGTTGAATTAGCTGATGTTGAAAAATGCAGCACATTAAAGCCTAAAATTGTAGCAAGCACTATGCCCCTTGATTATAGCGGCATTATTCGTAACAACATGCTCATGGATTTAGTAATTAGTGGTGGTGATAACATTGTGTTTAGAACATTAGGCAGTACCCACAGGCGCAGTGGACATTTTATAGACATTGTTACTGAATCAGACATAGCTGATTCAGGTGTAGATAATAATTTAATAGGCAGATGGTTCATCATCAGCGTATCTCATATGTTCATGGGCAACAGTTACTACAACATCATTGAAGCAGTTAAAACATATAAATCTGAACAAACAAAATGATTTTAATTAAAACAACAGCCCCTCAACTTGTTGATGCAACAGCATTGTATAGCCCAACTTTTGTACTGAAGAACACAAACTTGTGTGCATTTACAAATGCTTTGAGTGCAGATTATAAACTATCATTTGATAACAAGAATTTTGAACAATCTGCTGCACCCATCAATGCATTGAGAACATACATGCAAGATATAATTTTGCTTGGCAATCAATTGGATGCACAAACACTGCAAATGCACGTGGATAGAGTGTTGAGTTTGCCTCCACAGATGGTTGATCCACTCATTAGAGAAATAGATGATGCATTTGTTGCAGCTAATCAACGCAGATCACCAAATGATGATAGCTTTCCAAGCAAACTTGCAAACCTTTTGAATCAATGTGGTGGTCCATGCAATTATTTCAAGCCCATTGGTGATGTTGTTGCACTACTTGCCAATGCTATGCAACAAAACACCGGCAATGTTGCACCTGCATGGGATGGAGCATCAAGTTTATTGCATGCACCTCTCAACATTGCTGGAGCTACATTCAATAAAATATCAGTTGTTGCACAGCAATTGCTTGCCAGTGTTGCTACTGCCACAAAAAACATTGTTGCAAAAGCCACTGAGCCGCTTTTTAATAGCAATCGGGTGCAGACAGAAACATCCTTGCTACAACAAGGCAAGAGCATGAGCTTTATTCCACATGGTGGCTATTTTGCTACAGATCCTTTTCCATACTTTCAAACGCAAAACAATGCAAGCAATTTGCTTGCTCGTGCCAAAAGCTCTTTGAATGATTGCTTTAGATTGCATGAATTCAAATACAGATACAATCCATTGGATGCAAACATGAACATGGCTGTTGCTACTAATGCCACCATCAATGTAACATCAGAAGGATCCAATTATGAGCTCAATGTCTTTGGCAAGTTGAAAACACCACCAGTCAAGCCGTTTTATCTCTCCATCAAAGACTTTCTTGATTACACAGAAAGCAGATATGATTGGGATGATGATCAGAACTGGAATAGATATCCAAAAACTGGCAAAAAAGAAACTGAAGCTCAAGCCCAAACCCAGCCACAAAACAATGATGCCAACAATGAGCAAACTCAGCCAGCCAAAGGCAAAGCTAATGTTGATGGATCAAAAGTTACTGATTATGGACAAGCCAATGATCCATACAAAGATAGCAACACCATGAAAGGCATTGGTGCAGGTGGCATTGGAGAAGCTGGCAAAGGACCTGCTGGATTGAAGGGCGGCAATTATTTGCTAAAAGATTACTCAATGGCTGCATCACCAGATGTTGAAGCGCAAATGAGAGCAAGTGGCATAAAATTAGGTGATTGGGTGAATGTTCAAACAGCTGATGGTAGAACATTTCCAAAGCGCTTTGATGATAGAACTGCAAATTATCTCACTGGCAGAGTTGATTTTTACTCTCCTGTGGGAAGAGCAGCTGGATTAGATAGTGCTGTAACAACCATCACCAAAGCCAGTGGACCACCTGCAGGCTATGTTCAACCGCCACGATATGTTAGTGGTGTAGCAGTTGATTAATTGTCAACTTTTTGAGTTTCTACCTCAATTGCTTCTGGTGCATCCATGAGCATTTGCATCAATTCACCGCGA